AGCGCGGTGTGTGTCAAAGTCATTGCCCCGGTGATGCCGGGGAAACTGTTTAGAATTGTAGACTTTAGCAGACGCAAATGGTCGTCGCCCTGGTTCACCAGGTCTGTCGCGTCTACAGGGTTGGAGGCGTTTAGGCCGCTAATATAGGTTGCGGATTCGAGTCCCATTTAATAACTGCTCCGTGAGGAAAAATTGTAGACAGGGGCAATGCTCCCGCCGCCTATCTTTCTAGCCATCCATTCGTTAATGCGTTCCATGATCGCGTCGAATGTGTTTGCATTGTCCTGAGCGAGTTCCCTGTCTTGCGTGGCTGTGTATAGATAATACATAGCCCCCGCCATATAGAGACCTTCATGGGCGTCTAACAATGTATTTGTGTCTGTTGTTGCCAATGCTGCCGGGACACCAAAATATCTGATTTCGAACGTGTCCGCAGTGCCTGGTGTGCCTCGAAATTCTATGGTGTCGTCACCATACTGCGCAAACTGGACAACATCCGCACTGGTAGAGAGACGCCTTATGGCCGCGGGGCTGACCTTTTGCAGGCTGTCGCCCTGTCGGCCTGTAAAGTGAATAGTCCGTATGTCTGTGACGCCGCTCGGTAGTGAATAGATACCGCCCGACACCCGCTCGCTGTCTGACAGCGTTAGCAGCAACTCATAGGCTTTTAAATCCCTTCTTATAAGACCTTCGGCCAGCCTGATATATCTCGGAATTTCTAACACCAGGTCGTCGCGGTGTGTGTCACTAATGATTGCCGTTTGTAGCTCTGCGTAATTCATTTAATGATTATCCCCTGGTTGCCGCGTTGCACCATACGCTTAACCTGGTTCGGGCTACGCTGTGTAACCCGGTACACATCACCCAATTCGCTGGCTTCTAAATTCTTCCAAGCTGCAAGTCTTACGGTGGGGTCCTCGGCTTTCAATTCTGGAAAAAGGCGGGTTAATGTGTAGTAGCCAATGACTCCCGTAGTAGGGTCGTCTTTTTCAGGTATACGCATAGACACATAGCCATCATCTAGGGTTCGCATGGTGCGCCCTAGTTCTCTACGCTTCTGGTTATCTTTTAAAATATGGTGCGCTGTTGGCGTCTTGAATGTCATATCTGTCTACCGCTGATAGGGTGAAGCGCGACCTGTGCATGAGACGGACCGGGTAGGGTCACAGGCCGCGCCGCAAACTTAGGACGCTGTTACTGCACTCGCTGGTTGGATGTCTGCAATCAAGGCGTGAGCATCCTCACGCATGACTTTTGTCATCCACTCCGTAGAGATCAACCGATTATCAGCGTGGCCAGTTTTTGCAAGCTGGTCCTGCCGATAGCCAAACAGATAAGACATCTTCACGAAGCGTGGGTCTATGATAAACACGTCCGCGACCTGGTTATCAGGGGCACCGTTGTCGTCATAGGTTCGTTGCAAACGGTTGTCTACCAGGTTTAACGCAATACCAAAATCAGACAGGACAACGCTGACATAGCCCTGTGCAGTCTGGGTAGCCCCACCACCCTGCCCTGTGACGTTAGCTGTCGGCGTTGCTCGGTAGGGATCTCCCGCTGAGCTAAACAGAAACGTATTGATTCCTGCAATCAGGCCCGGAACAGTCATAAGTGTTGACGGAAAACCGCCCGCGCTATAGACAGCCAGGAGTTGCGCCCGAATCATAGCCCACGTTAGAGCGCGCCCATCACCAGGTGTAGGTGCCGCAATAACTTTTGTGCTGGTATTGAATCCACCCGCTGCGCCAGTGCCCCCGAAATCCACGTTGGAAGTTAACCAGGATGCAAAGCCCGCAGTGACACCCGCTGTGTCGTTACCATTGTCCGCAACAGACGCGGCACGGCCTACTGCTGAAGACTCAACACGTCTGCGTAACTCTAACATACGCTTAGCTACCTGGTAGGCTGCTTTACCTACACTGCCTATACTGTCAATAGCTTCTGAACTGTGAGATATACGTACCTTTTTATCACTGATTTGTGAACGGTTGCCGACGCGGGTCCCAACGCTGGTGTCGTCGCCTGAAGCATCCGCTCCATCAATGATAGCATTCGCGGCTGCTACTGCTTCAAGGTCGTCTTGTGTCCACTCGCTGTACTTTGCGCTGAACGAGTCAGAGCCTACAAGGTCAGTGAAAACTGTTGGTATGCCTTCGTCTAAATTATAAACCTGGTCCATCACGTCCTCGCGAATCAGGCCGGGTGCTGCCAGGGCCGCAGCTAGGTCTGCTGCGTCTAAGTTTGCGGTTGACATTTAAGTCTCTCCAAAAATATCTAAGGGTTTAAGAAAATCGCTTCTAACCCTGACTGGCCGCTTTTTCGTTTGATAGGTGTCTCGCCCTTGCTGGCCGCTTTTTTCTGCGGGGCTGTGCTACCTGATTTTGCAGGTTTGCCGGGTCTGACTTTTGCAAGTGCTAATCTCATACGCTGCTCCCGCAGCATATTGTCTCGAATGTACCGCAGTTGTTGGTGGCTAACAACTTGCTCTAGATAGTTAACGGGGAACCCGTAACCCTGTAAGTGTTCTGCCATGCTTCTAACATCTGCTGTCCGCGTCTCCGCGTTCTTCCATTCTGGTATTGCTTCCAGGGTTAATTGCTTTTCCTGGGTATTGGTCTGCTCCGCTTTATCGCGAATGCGTTGCAATACTTCGGGTTTGACTGCACTAGCTGGTAGTGCTGACATTATTTCCTGTAGCTCTTGCTTTACCCGCACCAGGTCGTTGGTCTCCTGGGTGCGTCTTTCCTCAAACTCTAAAACATTTAAGTCATGGTCTTGCGTATTTTTAAAATGGTCCTTTAACTGTTCAATGCTAACGGGTTCGTCAACACCTTCTAGCGTAACTTCCAATTTATAAAGCGCATCTAAGTCTAAATCTGCTCCCGCTAGATCGTTGAACTTAGTTGGCGTTGTCTTTCCTTCGCTCCCGCTTGACTTCGCGTTGTCGTCGCCTGACGTATCATCATAGTTAGGTTCATCTGCTGCCAGCAGTGCGCCTAAACTTTCTAAGCCTGTGGCTTGCGCCTCAGACTCTATATCATCCGTCCCCGGATCGTTCGATTGCTCGTTTACACTCACGTTGTATAGCTCCCGCTAAATACTCTAATACTTTTTGCTGGTGCCAGAATTGTTCTCTGTCCACCTGGTTGCTGGCCGACTGCCATTGTTGGATAATATCAGCTTTTACCATGTCAAGTACAATAGGTAAAAAATCATTATTCTTTAGATTCGTCGCTGCTGTCGCTATCTGTTGTTTGTCCATTGCTCACCCCCACCAGGCTGGCTGCTGCCCGCCCTACAATTTCTGCTTCTGTTTTTTCAGCAGCTAACAACTCCGCGAAGTATTTAAATTGCAACTCGCTGTCGTGCTGGTATTTACCAAAAGCCTGTTTAAGTTGTTCAAGACCGAAAGACTGTTGCATGAGTGCTGCCCGGTCTGTCTTGTCTTGCTGTGCTCGCTTGCTCTTGTTCTCTATAGCCATGCGCCCTTGATCGCTAGACGGGTCAACATAGTATTGTTCCGGGCTTTGTACTTCCGCTAGACGGTCTCTATCCATTAGCGCCTTATAGAATCTGTCAACGTCCACCAGCACCTCATCCATGCCCCGGTCCGCCATCATGATTTGACCATTGATAACTTCATTCATAGCAGACAATCTGCGGGACCGCTCACCTGGTGACATACCAGGCTTAACTGTGACGTTGAAGCGTTCGGGCCATTCACTCGGTTTTACATAGGTCCACTTGCCGTTACGCTTAATAGGTACCTCCCCGTCAAAGTATTCCCGCAGCGTTTTGTGTGCCAGGAGAAAAGTTGAACGGATCAGGGTCGCCGCGACTGTTTTCATCATGCCTGCTGTTAGCTGCTCTGCTACTCCATAGGCCCGGTCCAAACCTTGGCTGCCCATTCTATCGCCGCCCACCTGCATCTGAGCAGACTGCATATCTAAAGCGGCCCCACCCATCTCTGACCGCTCACGAGCCGAGCTTTCTAGATTGCTTAAAATGTTTGCAGACGTATCCGGGACCGTTAGCGGCATGACTGCCTGCCTAACGTCAGACACCATATTCTTAACCCGGATCATGTTATTGACTCGCCCGTCGGTCACATCATCCTCATTAACAACACCGTCTAACCCGGCGATTCTGTTTTTAGTGGTGGCGTTCACGTTGTCCAAGAGCGCCCGTCTTAACTGTGTGCGGATGTCCTGGTTTTGTTTGAGCTTGTCAAACAGGCTGATGCCTCTATACCTGTGTGGGTTTAATATCGCTGTGCCGCCGACTACATTGGCAAATGGAGCGGGCTTGTCCTCTAAAATCACGGACTCGCTGTATCCGTATCTGACGCGACGCAATTCTTCTACACCTGCCCGGGCTTCCATTCTGAGAAACACATCGAACCACTCTACCATTTCTTGGCTGTTATCTATAGGGACCTCTGTCACTTGGGAGTTGCGCGGATTTCGCGCCATATTTTCAGTGTTAGTATTGCTGCGATATGATTTTAACATATCCACTTTTTTCTTGGGTATGCCTAACGATAGTAAGTGCGCGCGTGTCTCTACATGCCGAACTGCACAGATTGGGATATTTTCCAGGGTGTGTTTATGCCACTCGCTATAATATAGAAAATTCTCACCAGGTAGAGACTCCATGACCAGTTCGCGGGTCTCCCGTTCAATGATCAAAAGTAGCTCGCCTGTGTCCTGGTTGTATTCATCTGCTACAACACCAGGTTGACTGACTAGCTCTGCGTAGGCTTCTGGTTCTACGTTACTAAACCGCTTTACCCGTCTAACTGTGCGGTCTTCAGCTTCTACTCTGATCTGGCCGTTACGGAATAACAACAACTCTTTTATAGCGGCTGTCATTTCAAGGAAACCATTTTCGCGGCCCATGACAAAATACTGCACCGCTTCGCTTTCTAGCTGCGCCTGGTCTTCGTCGTCTACGTCTACCGGGTCAAAATCACAGATACGATCAGAACTAAAAGCATCCATCATTTGCGCAAGAGTAGCCTCCACCATTGCGGACACATCACCACTGATAACATTGCTGCGCCCTACCACCTCCGGGTCTGCATCTGTTGGCCGCATGAAGTAATAGTCTAGGGCCTCTTTCCGATTAATCGAGCTTTCGTCCCCTTCAAAACCGCTGCATTGTTGCAGGGCCTGTTTGAGGCGTCCTGCTAGTTGTATTTCGTCCATCATTTTACCGTCCGCGCGATGCGGTCCATTTGTGTGTAATCAGGTTTAGAGCGCCAGCCACCCCCGCCATAGTAGTCATATGAGGCCCACGTTTCTAGTGCGTTAACCAGAAACTGGTGCCAGCTATCTACCGGGTTGTCCGAATAGTGTATGTCTGCCACCTGGGAGTTAAAAGCCTCCCGCCTAACATATCCCCCTAGACTGTCCAGCAATGTTTCGCATTTTGGTCTATCTATGCTGCATTGTTCCAGGAGCGCCGCTGTTGCTGTCTGCTCTAATATAGTGTTTGTGTTAGAGAGCACCTCCGGGTTTCGGTCCAGGTCCTGAAAGTGTTTTATATAATCACGCTGGCTGTCGTGCAATATGTGAGTTTGGATAGGGAATCTATGCTGTTCGGACTTTGCTAACGCGTCCGCTAAGGTTGTAAACTTTTCTGTGTGTGCTTCTAATATAATAGGCCCTGGTCCCGCCTGCACCAGGACATAGCTGGCGTGAATAGGCAGATCTATATTCCAAACACAGTACACAGGTCTACCAGGCTTCCATACTGCTGCGTGTCTGGTTTCGTCTTCTAACAGGGTCGCTACTTCCCGCCCATAGATAGCCCCGTCTGCTGTCGCCTCCGGGTTACAATAGTACTCTTGCTGTATAAGTGATTCTTTCATACCGTCCCGCCTGTCTGCCTCAACGTCTGCAATGCTGATAATAGGGTTTCCGTCCAAGTCGCACGTCTCCTCAATGGTTCGCTTGTCAATATACCAGTCTGGGTTGTTCTTCAAACTCTGATACATCTGCCAAGCATGGTTGCGCCCTCGGAACGTGGTGATGAACATAGCCCACCCGTTATTCTCTCGGAGAATAGGCCGTATGTAGTCCCATGCGTTCGGGTTACATAGCGCCCACTCTGAAAAGACCACCCCGACGACGTTACCCCCGATCACTGTACTGTCATAGTTGTCTGAACCCAGCAGACACCAGGTGCTGCCGTTGTAGGCTTCTATCAACATATCCTGGTTGTTGCGTTCCGCTTCGATGTCTCCGAACGCTATATCAATAAAACGCGCACCTTTTCGCGGGTCTATGCCTCGCCACAGCGCCCGCTTTGCATGAACGTGTTTTGGGAAAAAGTGAACGTAAGTACCGACCCGCTCTCGCATCTGCTGCCGCGCCACTGACATACCGAAAACGTCCTTACCTGCTCTCCTGTGCCAGAACAAACCGAACCTTTTTATACCTGCATCAAATGCGTTGTAGGCTTCTTGCTGCATGGGTCGCAATGGCCAGGGCCAATGCTGTTCTCGCTGCATATGTTTGGCCATAGACGCCCGGATAGATTCGCCCCGCGCAATTGCTGTTGTCTTCCGAGCCGCTGGTTTCTTGGCTGGTGCTTTCTTAGCTGCTGCCTTCTTAACAGGGGCTTTCTTAACTGCTTTCTTAACAGGTGTTTTTGGTGCTGTCATAGATAACCCTCAAAACGCTCACTATATTGATTCGCAATCTGCACCCAACTTTTTCCTCGTGGTGGTGCTCCTAATTGCGAGCGTAATCTATTCTCCTGAGACTGTAGCGAACCCCGCGCAGCCTGTTGCGCTTTGCTAATGAAGCGACCTGTTACAGGGTTCCGTCTGTCTAAGAAATCATAACGCGCCTTAGATATGAACTTACCACCCGCTTTATAGAGGGTGCGCCCGTTCTTCGCTGTTATAATCGCGGGAATCACTAAAGGCATTATTTACTCCAAAAATAAAAAAGGCGCGACACCTTGGGGATGCCGCGCCTAAAGTTGCACGTTAGAGCACTAGCTCGCTATTGCCACCGTGTACAGTTTTGGCGGATGCTGCCCCGCTTTTTTGCTTTTGCCTTCCCCATCAAAGCGGATAAATATTTCGGTCCCTTCACCTAATGACTCTAGGTTGTCGAAAAATTCGCCCAACGCCGCTGATTCCCAAATGGTGTTGCGGCTTCCGGTTTCGCTGTCTGTGACTTCAACACATCGGCGGTCTACTTTTTTACGCCCTTGTGTTAACTCGACAGTTTTAACCGGGCTAGTGGTTGGACCTTGCAGGCTTTCACCGATTTCAGGCTTCCAGGTCTCTGCGTACCCACCCCCTAACTGTTTGAACCCTTCTGGTATGTCATTGCTTTGCGGTAGTGAGGTTGCTTTTGCTGTGGCTTTTGCCATGTTTGCTTCTCCTTCTATATTGAAGCGTGGTTGTAATGGTCCGTTATTGGACCGACGTTGAGAACAAGCTCGTTCTTTTCGAACTTGTTCGGAACCTTGCCCGATTTTAACGCTGTTTTTAGCGTATTGGGTTTCTCTACTATATACCTTCTGATGTTGTGCATGACTGCTTCTTCTAGGTGTTTTGGCCCGCCCTGAAAGCCGTGTTTTGCATACTTCTGGACATATCTATCTGGTCTGATAAAACTATGCCACCCGTCTGCGGGTTTATCCGAATAGAGAATATATAGCTTATTCCTAAGCAATGCTAACTCTAGGTTCTTACCCTCGCTTTCTATCGCGCCTAAACCATCCTGGGGTGCCCAATCAAAGCGACCATTAACAGGGCTATTGTTAGCGCCGCAGAATATACCATCTGTGGCTGTGTGCATTGCTTTAGTCTCATGCTCTAAGCGGTGCATTACTGCGCGGGTATGCCCTGTTATCAAAGACGCTGCAAACGGATGGAATAAGGGGCCATGCTTCCACTCTATGCCTCCACCGCCGTCGTCCACCTGTCTAGATTGTATAAACTTGCCATAGAGACTATTTAAAAGGGTCTTGTACATATAGCGGCGCACCGGGTCTGTGGCTGTCTGTTTCAGCTTGTAAAAATCCCCACAATAAGCCTGAAAAGCGGTCTCTGTTTCCGGGTCTTTTTCGGTGTCATAGATGTGACCCCACACCTTGCTTAAACTTATCTCTCCCGCTCTACGGGCCTCGTTTAACTCATAGCCTGTGGTCCATATATTCTCAAACTTACCCTTGATAGGTTTGAAGCTGTGGTCAAAGATAACGGGCCAGTCACAATCAGGGACCTTGCCAGTAACGCAATAAACACCGTGTTCAGGAAACACCCGTTGTCTAGGGCTAAACACCCGCGCCGCTGCAAAGAGCTTAGGATTAGAAAATGCTGGTAACTGTGTCATGGCGTGAGGGTATGCGCTCGACAGATCCCATGCGTCTACGTGACTGTGCCATGCCGGGGCTGCACCTTTCACCAGATTATTTTTGCCGCCGTGGTACGACTTTACAGCGCCCTCTAGAATGCGCGGCCCTATGTTATGGATAGGTGCCGCGTCCGATATGTATTGCCGCTGAAAAATCCTCGCTGCCATATCTGCAACGCTGACGGGTTGACCTATGTCAAACTCCTTAGACATATCCGCAATAGCTAGACCCTGGTGGAACGATACCTGTGCGTCCCGCATGGCATACGCGATAAATTCATCATCGTTTTTTGTGAAAGCCTTTGTTCCCAATCCATTAGGCATGGGCAGCTTCGGGAGGTCCGGGCATAGTAGCTGCGCGACTTTTGCCAAGCTGGTGCGGAACCAGGAGAACCCGTCTATGATTGTCACCCGTAGAGGACCCTTTACCATCTTGCAGAATGTGGGTGTTCCATAGACGCCGGATATTTCCCACCCTCCAACCGTGAACTTAAAATCCCCAAATTTGTTTCTAACTAGCTCCTCTTTTATTGGCCAGAATAGAGACAGTAAATCGAATGTTAGATTGTGGCCCACCATGACCACCTCGCCTGTACAATGTTTTGCTAAATGCGCTAACGACTTTTTTAAGACGTTCTTTTCATCAACAAAAATACATGCGTTGATTTTAGGTTTGTGCTCGCTGTAGAACTGAACTGTAATTGGTGGTCCTTCGCGGGTCTCTGTGTCAAAGCCTACAATCATTCTGTCTTGCCACCCATCATAGGCAGATTTGAAAATTTTGTTGTAGCGAGTGAATAAATAATAGGGCCTGTCCATATCTCATGCTCTTTGTCTAGACGGGGTTGTTTTGAGGGGCGCTGACATAGAGACATATTCCAGCCTACTGTGTACCCAAACTCCCAATCATCCGCCATATCCCTAGAGCTAGAATATAGGTTAACCGCGTCCGTATACTGCCACAGCACCTGGGCCTCTATTAGAGTTAGAGCTATGATTCTCCAATGGGGAAGCGATAGAGGCAGATAGCCCCATTCCTCGCATGGTAACGGGCTGTATATGGTGCGTCTCAGCATGTAATCGTCAAAGGTCCCATCATCTAGCTTGCGGGAAAACACAACTACAACATCTATATTATTGGTTGCTTTGATTTTATAATCTTGCAGATTAACCAAAAGTCCGTCTTCGTCGCGTTCATATCCATTGACGCCTTCTAGCTCTGCGATAGCTCTCCATAGGGCTAGGTGTGCCTCCTCATTGTCTCGGATGACATCCTTGATAGGGAACCAGGGCATAGTGCGATAGCCTGTCGCCCTGCATAGGTGTCCGATGTTATCCCGGAACGCCTCACAGCGCCGTCTGACTTCCATTGACTCTCTAGACGTGCGGCCTTTGATTGGCCGCTCCTGGTTGTTGCGCTTTTCACGCTGATAGCGTAGTTGTCTATCACTGTCGAATGCTTTCAAGGTTTCCCGGTCCTAAAAAAGATTGGGTTACGATGGTCAACATTTGTTAATAGCCTGTCAAGCCCTATTTTTCGCCATAGTTGAATTGTTAGCGCCACTTAACCAGGTTGTCACTGAAGCCACTAAACCGAATTGTTAGTGTTCGTGTGTTGAGACTTATGTTAATCGTTGGGCCTCTTGGCTGACTAACATGTTAGTTGAATGAAACGAAAAAACCGTCCCCCCGCTAAGTCATTGATTTATAAGGCATTATGGTGCCCAAGTGGTACAGAC